CCCGAGGGTTCGGTAGCCTCGTTGGTTGAGCGAACCGGAACGAGGGGGAACCCCACCATGCCTGAACGCACTCTGCCGTCTAAGAGCGTGCTCGAACGCTGGTACAACGACGGCATGAACTATGCGGAGATGGCGCGCCGCCACAACAAGGCGACGAACCAGAACCTGACCCGCCAGGCGTTCTTCCAGGCGTGCAAGCGGCTCGGGATCTCGGAGCCAGCCAACTTCGACCATTCGGCGGTTCTGCCCCCGAATCTGCGCCCGGAGCACACGAAGCTGTACGACACTCAGATGATCCGGAAGTGGGACGCGCGCCGGCAGGGGAAGGTGTACGGGCACCGCGAGGACCAGAAGATCAACGGCTGGCTCGCGAACCTGAACGACGCGAAGGCGGTTCTGCTGTACAAGCCGAACACGCAGAAGGGCTGGCATACGGTGCCCCGGCTGCCTTCGGATGAACCGGACTTCCCGATGCGCCGGACGTGGGTGAAGGCAGCCTGATCTGGACACAAAGAAGGGCCCTGAGGTAGCAGCCTCAGGGCCCTTCTGATCATCACTCGTAACGAACCTACCACGGATCGTAGTCACCGTCCAAGTGGGATTCGACTGGATCTGTGGCGCGCTGTTCTTCGACGTGATCCCAGTAGCAGTCGTAGTGCCAGTACGCCTGTGCGCCATCGTCGCCAGCGAGGACGTAGCCGGGTTCGTTCCCCCCGATGGGTTGGAGACACCCTAGGCATGGCTCTCCTTCCGGAACGTGGAGTGTCATAGGTCGCGTCCGCAGTGGCCGCAGAAGTTCTTCGTCTCGGGCGTGATGACGATCATGCCGCGCGACGTGGCCCACCATGTGCCGTCGTCCGGGGGCTCACAGCCCCAGAAGCTGCAGTAGGTCCAGTGCTTGAACCACGACACGAAACGCCACCAGCAGCGCTTCACAGCAGCCACAGCGCCGGGTTCTGCCCGGCCATGTCGAGAATCCGTTGCCGTTCGGTGCTGTACGGGGCGCACAGCGACACGGCGTTGATGTTGGCGTACGGCTTGTTTCCGTACCGTGCGATCTGCTTCGTGATCCCGATATCGATGCACGCTTGGCGCGCCTCGAACGACATGCCAGGGGTGTACATATCGATCATGGGGGGCCACGGCATCGTTGACTTGTTCATGACCTTCACGAACTCGTCAGCGTGCGGCGTGTCCAGGATGGGGTGTTCGTCGGGTACTTCTGCCGGCCACCAGATCACGGTGCGCCCATCGGGTGCGAGACTGTATGGTTCGACGCGCCACAGTTGGTCGCCGGCGCGGTTGACTGCCGCGACCGCGATGAGGGGCCGATCGGTGTTCTTGTCGCGTCCATCGATGGCGACTCCGATGGCGTCGGCTCTGAACATTCGTGCGGCGACCGTCATCGGGTATGACAGGTTGGTGGTGTCGAGCGTCATGGCTGCGACGCGGTGCCCCCCGCGGAATACCACGACACCGGGCGGGAGTTCGGCCCGGCAGTAGTCGTTGCTACAGGTGCATCGATCGTGCGGTTCGGCGGTCCTCGTGATGATGTCCTTCGCCGTGTGGGCGGCGTGGGACAGGTCCGCCACGATCTCCAACAGGTTCAACGGGGTGCCTTTCTTTGTGGCTTGTTGAGCACCAACACCACGAACTTACTGACCGGCTTGCAGCGCCGAATGTCCTGGTCTGCCAGGAACAGGGCGTGAAGTTTCGTGGTGGGATCGACGGCGCTCCACAAAATCGTCTGCTCTACGGGCCCGTTGCGGTTCGGGGTCCGTTTGCGTGGGGCACGCTTTCTCGGGGCTACCTCTTTGGGCGGGAGTTCGATCCCGAGATCTGCGGCTGCCTTCTTCGCCGTTGCCTCATCCATGGCGACTCTCCTCATCTGACGGCTCTACTCCCTCTCATTGTCGGGGGTGTCGCAGTCAGCGGGTGAATCGGGGTCCATGCGTGTTCACCTCCCTCCAGTGTGCTTCAGCCAACCCGCGCCATCCGGTGATCGTGGCTGTGCCGAGAGGCTGCCAGCAGTCCGCGCAGACCACGGTGACGGTTGTGTCATCGACGGCTACGAGGTCGTAGACCTTGTGCAGTGGCTTCGCGAGGCGCGGGTACCGCTTGTTCATCTTCCTGTCCCGTCGCCAGGACGCGAAGATCAGCACCCACGTGAGGATCAGGAACGTCCCGGTGATCATCACTTCTTCTTCTTTCGCACGACGATCCACTTGAACCAGTCGTGGGTGAGGACGCCGGCGAGGAAACAGCCGGCGTACAGGAAGCCGTGTAGGACTTCCACATCGATTGCCTGAGGCAACGCGGTCACTCTTCCCCGTTCCGGGGGCCCTGCCGGGCCCCGACGAACCCCCTGGCGATGCCTTGAAGGGAAGGACCAAGTGTAACTAGACGGCTTGTCCCAACGGATCTCAAGGCAACTTCACGAGAGCTTTCGCACACCCTATCCAGGACTCGCCTGGCGGAAACCCTCTGTTACATACCTGCAACACTATGATCCCTAGGCGTCTCACAGTACACGCCTGTAAGTTGCTGCCAGAACGACCGTTTGATGTGCGTGTCGCTCGGGGGTTCAGAGCTTCTAGGGGACGGGGTAAGTAGTGGAGACGGAGTGGTGCTTCCTCTCGGAACGGTCTGAGGTCATGGTCAACGTGACCGGTATCTACGATGAAGACTTAGTGAACGTGCTGGCAGAGATAGAGGAGGCGTACACGTGGACTGGGGCCACCTTCGAGACTGGTTCGTTCGAGGGAGAAGTTACGCAGTGGATGTACTTGCTCGGGGCAACGAAGCGCTCGAACGGCTCGAACAGTGGGACGAGTTCCGGAAGCGCTACCGGAAGGACTACGGCATGAAGACGTACACGTTCGAGGACCGGACACCGAAGATCCCCGGGCCGTGGTCCGGGGAACCGGACAAGGCTCAGTGGATCGATACCGTCACCGGTCTCGACTGCCTGATGGTTCGCAACCACATGGGCGCCCTGTGCGGATACGTCGGTGTTCAGCCGGGCCACAAGTGGCACGGCAAGGACTGGGATGAGGTGGAACCTCACCCGTATGTCCACGGCGGGCTGACCTACGCTGCCTTCTGCATGGAGGGTGCTGAAGACGGCCCCGGTGTGTGTCACGTCCCGGAGCCGGGTAGGCCGGCGAATGTGTGGTGGCTCGGGTTCGACTGCGCCCATCTGGGAGACCTGATGCCGCGCTACATGGAAGACGACATGCGGGACATAGCCCCCAGCCTGTGCGAGGGCAGTGTGTACCGGACGTTCGAGTACGTCCGCGGCGAGTGCGCGAAACTGGCGTTGCAGATCCGTGACGCGTAAGAAGGCGGACCGGCAGCCGCTGTGCCTGTGGTGCTGGTACGCGACACAGACACGCGCCCCCGTGTGCGAGCCCGGTAACCCTGTGTCATGCTCGGAGTGCGGGCGTACAACCCGTGACGGGCTGTTCCGTGAAATCAGTTGGCAGGAACGGAAGGATGTTCCCTTCCCTGCCTATACAGGGGGATGAGATATTGCTGGGGGATATCGAGGCGGACGACGCCGGGCTAGATCTGTTGTCGTTGACGTACCAGATGGAGGTTGGAAGCCATGAAGCCCCGCAGGGTGATCCGCTTCGCGGATGGGAATGTGCTATCGCTGAATATCTGCGGCGAGAAGATCGAGGATCTGTGTGGCCTGTACGAGGACGTGCGTGATCTGGTCAACGCCAGGTCCGACGACAAGACGCATTTCGAGGTCATCAACGGCGACGGTGAACGCGAAGAGACGGTGGCTGAGTCATGGTGATGAGCGAGGAACAGTGGGACGGCTGGCTACGGGAAGAGTGGGGAGTGGTTCCCAGTCCTGACGGCAGCTACAACTTGAACGACTACACGGGCCAAACCTGGATGATCGTGCTGAGGAAGCACATCAACCAGCCAGCAGGGCTGTTGCCCTCTCTTGGCGAACGCTACGAGGACGAAGAGGTGGCGCGGCACATCTGCCGGGCGCACAACTACTACCTGTCGGGCCTGCGACACGACGGGGATTTTTCGAGAGAGGAGATGAGTGACGGTAGAGGTTCTGAACCCAAGGAACCTTGATCATCTGTCTTTCAGCCAACACGGATCGTACTGGCGGTGTCCGGGCGCGTATGAGCTAGAACGCGTCGCCCGGGTACCTGCCATCCCCGCATGGTGGTTCATCGGCGGGGCTGTAGTACACGAAGCAACCGAGGCGTTTGATCGGTTGCTTCTTGTTGGCCCGGTTGTTAACTTCAACCCAGAGACAGAGACAAGGACCCGGCTCGATGACCGGGTGAAAGAAGAACTGATTCGCAAGAATCTGAACGGGTTCGAAGGCTGGCTCGCTGCGGGCCGATGGCCCAACAAGAGCGGCTACACGTGGTGGTGGGACAACGGTCCCGAGATGGTGAAGCGGTACATGCGGTGGCGGGAAGAAACGAACTGGGAAGTTGCCTGGTTCAACGATGTCCCCGGCATCGAATGCGAACTGAGGCACAGCTACAACTTCGGAGATTTCACCGGGGCCCCTGACAGGGTGTTCCGGCTCCCTTCAGGGGAGCTAGTCGTTGCCGACGTTAAAAGCGGATCGACACTCCCGAAGGATGCGCTGCAACTCGGTACGTACGCGAACATGCTGGAGGAGAAGGGGTTCCAGCGACCGAAGTACGGCACTTACGTGATGGTGAAGAACGACCCGAAGAAGGGTCAGGAACTACACACACCGCTCGTTCCGCTGGACAAGTACACGACGCCTTACCTGGAGAGAACCTACGGGGCGACGTGGGCGGCGATCACGGCGGGGATCTTCCCGCGGATCGTGTCGGATGCTTGCCGGACGTGTGTTGTGCAGAAGGGCTGTTTCGCGGCCGGCGGCGAGGACAGTGCGCGATATGACCGGTACGACCCCGACTACGAAGGGAACAAGATTGAAGCTTGAGGGCAACCCCTACTACTACCCGGAGAAGAGCGGGTTGGAGAAGGTTGCGGAACTGGACTTCTCGTCCGGCATCTACGAGTTCGATCTCACCGTGGTGTGGACGCACGGGGATGAGAAGAAGTTCTACTGGGCAAGCGACTCGGGCTGTTCGTGCCCTTCGCCGTTCGAGGACTTCCACGAGTTCGAGCAGTTGCAGTCGGGAGGATTCAAGCAGATCCGGGATGAACTCACCCGCAGGTTCGACGGTGAGGGCTGGGGCAACTACGTGAAGATCACCGAACTGCATCCGGTGATCGAGAAGCTGCACGCAATCTCGGAAGGATGGAACGACTGATGCCGACAGCAACAAAGCCTGACCGTTCGATCCTGATCCAGCGGAGTAGCGGGCAGCAGCAGATCGTTCGCGGCATCCCGGCTACAGCGAAGTTGACCTACGGGCCGGTGAACCCCGGCAAGCAGGGATACGGGGCGAACTGTCTACGGATCTACACCGTAGGCAACAACCAGCTCGCCGTGTTCACCGACGTTGCATGGTTCCGGGACCTGTCCCTGACGGTGCAGACCCGGAAGAAGAGCGAGAAGCAGGAACGCCAGGCAGAGCGTGGCCCTGCCGGCGCGAAGGTGAAGACCGCAACCGAAGAGTCCTACGAGTGGGTTGACGGAGATGTAGAGGACGCCACCCCGGCGTACCCGTCGCCGTTCTGACAGCAGGTTGAAAGGGGCACAAGAGTCAATTGCCGAATGAAGTAGTCACCACCCTGAAGGGTGATGGTGCGGCACCGTGGATCGTCGTGCACAGCGACACCGCGGAGGAGAACGAGAAACTGCTAGGCGAGATCACTGCCGGCCTGATTCAGACGGCATCGGATGCGGCGACACTGCTCACCGCGTCGGTGCGGCTCGCGAACGGATTCGACCCGAACGCGCAGGCCCAACAGGAGCAGAAGCCAACATATCAGCCACGGCAGCAGGTGCAACAGAACCGTGGCGGTGGGCAATCAAACCAGTCGGGCTTCACCGGGACCCCTCACCCGGAAGGTAAGACGTGCCCGCTGTGTGGCGCCGGGATCGTCGGCAAGCAGCCGAAGGTGAAGAAGATGTGGACCTGCCCGAACCAGCGCCAGTCGGGCGATGGGCACTTCGTGGAGTGGATCAACGACTAGAAGGTGACGATGCCGAAACGCGGTTGGGTTCCATGGGATCGGATTCCCCCAGTGCACAGGAGCTTCAAGAAAGCTGGCTGTGAGTGGCATCCCGGTATCGGGTGGGTGTGGAACCCGACCCATCGGGAAGTCAAGTGAGGTACGAGGTAGATACGGAGTCGGGCACCCGTTACATCATCGACCTGGAAAGGAAGGTGATGCGTCGGTTGCCGCGGGCAACGGATCACGGCGGCGACCCGATGGTGCACGTGTCGGATCTTCACGGGGACGGTGAAGACCTGCCGTTCGTCACCGTCAGGTTCGAGGAGGGGGCTCCGCTGTACGCCGTGTGGAACGACGGCGGGCGCCCGAACTTCCGTATGTCAACCAACGTAACGGCTGTGAGGCAGATTGTTCAGGCTGCATCGGATCAGCCCGCATGAGAACGCGCGGGAACCGCTGCCAGACATCTTTGGGTTAGCGAAACACGACATCCTTGTTCGTCGCGGTCAGGTGACTCTGATCGCGGCACAGCCCAACGACGGCAAGTCACTTCTCACCATTTGGGGTGCCGGTCAGTGGGCTGAACTCGGGCTTCGTAGCTTGGTGTTTTCTGCGGACACGGACGAAGAGACAACGCTTCGCCGGGTGTCTGCCAGTGTCACCGGGAAGACGCAGAACGAGATCGAACAGCGGATGCGTTCGGGTTGGGACGACGTTGCTGAGTCCCTTGCGAAGCTTGAAGGCCGGATGGCCTTCGACTTCGAAACCGACCCCTCTTACCAGCACATCTACGAAGAACTCGTGGCCTTCTGGGAATTGTGGGGCACTTACCCGGAGATCGTTGTTATCGACAACTTGATGGATGTTGCCGGGGACAACGAAGACGAGTATGGCGGTATGCGTGACAGCATGCGTGCTTTCAAAAGGTTCGCCCGCATCACCGGGGCGGCGTTCATCATCCTGCACCACTGCAACGAAAGCGAGAAGCGGGAGAACCATCCACCGGCCCGGCGAGAGATCACCGGGAAGGTTGCGCAGAAGCCGGAAATGATTCTGACTCTGCAACTCGATGGGGATTTCATGCGGATCGCATGCGTGAAGAACAGGAACGGGTCGAAGGACCCGAAGGGAATTGTCCACCACGTGCTACGGGTGGACTTCGAGCGAGTCCGTTTTTTCAAACACAATTACGAACCATTAGGAGCATGACAAGTGGCTGCAGTAACTGAGGTCAAGACCGCGAAGCCGAAGGTTGAGTCCTTCACTGTCGAACTGGCCCCGCACGAGGCCCGCGACATCCAGACGTACATCAAGACGTACTACCAGAACAAGGGGTACGGGGTCGGGTACGAGAAGAACATCGGCCTGTACAAGACCATCCAGGACGGCCTGGATGGGAAGAAGACCCCGGGGTACGCGTACTGATGCATCCCTCACTGGAAAACATCCTCCGTGGCTTCAAGTATGACCACTTGAAGCCGGGGGATGTCCAGGACACATCGAAGCTGTTCGCCTCGCTGGCGAACTATCTGGTCAAGGATCTGCCGTCGAGTCCGGAGATGGTCGCCGGGCTCCGGAAGTTGATGGAAGCAAAGGATTGCTTCGTCCGGGCGGCAGTGTTCGCAGTCGAGGATTCGATCGAGAAGGCGAAGGCTAGTGAGCCAAGCAACACTGGAGAAAAAGACGGCAGTTGATGCCGGGTCGGATCTCGCGTCACTCGTGATCGCACACCACCGCGAACACCACGCCGGCTGCGAGCCGGGCGAGTGCGGTGAACAGATGTGTCAGGTCGCGGCGCAGTGCATCGACTTGGATCAAGCGTTCTACGGGACGGATGCCTGAGCTTCACTGCCAGGAGCAAAGCTGCAACAAGCCCCTCACCGGCAGACAGCAGAAGTACTGTTCTGATGGATGCCGGAAGCAAGCAACCCGGTGGGCGTGGATTCTCCGTGTCTATGGTCTATCCCCTGAAGACTATGCGGCGATCTACGCCCATCAGGGCGGCAAATGCGCCATCTGCAAGAAAACCTTTCCTGAAGGCAAGACGCCTCACATTGACCACGAACACGGCAAAGCCCCGTTCGTTCGAGGGATCTTGTGCGCGTATTGCAACACCCGGCTTGTGGGCCGGCTGAAGAATCATCAACTTGCGCAGTGGCTAGCCGATTACCTGCGAGACCCGCCTGCCGTGAAGGCGTTGGGCAGGGCTGTGCATGCCCCCGGCAGACCACCAAAGAAACGGAGAAAACGTTGAGTGTTACCGCAAAGGTGAAGTGCACGGCTAAGTCTCTCATCAACATGGGGACTGACTACGAAACCGTGCAACTTCGCTTCGGTGCCGATTACGCGGATGGCCGGAACAAGGAATGGTCCGTTGCAACCCCTGTGATCAACCTCGAACTACACGTGAAGCCTGAGGTTGGTCAGGCGTTCGGGTTCGGTCAGCCGTACACGCTGACCTTCGAGGCTGAGGAGAACTGAACATGGGTTACATCGTATTCGCTGTGATCCTTCTAGTGATCGCGGCAGCAGTATTCCTCGCCGCGTTGGGGGTTCCGCCCCTGACAGAGCGGGAGAAGGAGCGGGGAGAGGTCAATCTGCGTTCGGTCCTGCGGGGAGTAGCCGCAGGAACCTTGGGCGTGTTCGTCCTCGTGACCGTGTTGTTCTCGGCAACTACCGTGTCGCCGCGGAGCATCGGTATCCAAACCCAGTTCGGCAAGTACCACTCCACGATGCAGCCGGGGTTGCAGTGGACGGCGCCGTGGGCGTCGGTCGAGGAGTTCTCCACTCAGGTGCAGTACCTGGCGTTGAACGGCGACCACAAGAGCAGCGTGGACGTGAACTATCAGGGCGGCGGCAAGGGCAACGTGGATGCGGTAGTGAGGTGGCGCATCGATGACAGCAACGCTGAAGCCCTGTGGCGCAAGTACCGCACGTTCGAGAACGTGCGTGACCAGTTGGTTGCGTCCGCTGCGAAGGACTCGTTGCGGGTTGTCGTGGGCAAGTACACGCCGAACGATGCGCGCGCCGGCAACAACCTGCGGACGATCACGGACGACACGAAGGTTGATCTTCAGGCGTCCCTGAAGGGCGACGGCATCACGATCGATTCCGTGTCGGCTACCGGGATCTTCCTGGATCAGCAGACCCAGCAGAGCATCGAGAAGGTTGTTGCCGCCAACAACGCTATCCAGCAGGCGGAAGCGGATAAGAAGCGGGCGATCATCGAGAACGAGACCGCGAAGTTGCGTCAACAGTCCGGCGCGCTGTCCAAGGAAGCGCTTGAGCGGTACTGCTTCGACGTGACGAACAACTGGGACGTGAACAAGAACGGTCCGTTGCCGGCGACGTGGAACTGTGCCGGTTCTTCGACGGCGGGTGTGATCGTGGGTGCCAAGTGAGTCTCGTTGTTGCCCTGTTCATCGGGCTAGTGGCTATGGCGGTTGTGTTCGTGGTGTTGGAGA